TTGAAGTATATCTTTATATGTTTCTGCTGGTGATTTGCCTGTAAAACTCATATATTTTTCCTAAATTTCATTTTATAATATAATATAATAATTGAATTATTAAACATTTTTTAATCATATTCTGCAAAATCGCTTGTTGCTGCTGGTAATGCAACTACTTTCATTATGAAATCTCCATATCTTCCTGAAGCTGTACCACCCCACGTTAAAAAGAAATTAGTTCCACTTGTTTTTGCACCCAGCCAATAATTGTATGTGCTTCCTGCCGTTAAGCCTGTTATAGTCCACATATGTTGAACCATTGCATCATCAGTTTCATCAGGAAATCTATGTAAATGCTCATAAGTAGCACCAATAGTATTATAAGTGCTATTGTCAGATAAGCCAAAATATAAACTTTTGTTACTTGTTGAAGCATTTGCATATATTTGCACAGTCACTTCAACTGCACCACTTGGAGGTGCTATAAATCTTACCGTCATAGCTGAATTAGGTACTGAAAATGAAGTTGTTAATGCATATTGTGCGTGAGTTGCATCTTCACCTATCATTCTATAAGCTAATATCATACCAGCATAAGCACTATTTGCAACACTATATTCTGTTCCGTCTTGTTTCATAGCAAAGCTACCATCAGTATCTATGCTTAAAGCATCTGCTGCATCAATATTTATATCATCTGTTGAACTTAGATTTACATCTCCAGTTCCTTGTGTAGAAAATTCTAAATTATAATCTGTTCCACCAATAAATTTCATCTTACCATCTGTTGCCGTGTCAAATGAAGCAAAAGTTGTTCCTGATTTTGCAATATTAATTTGCTCTCCTGCTGCATCTAAAGTAATATCTCCACTTGAATCAACAGTTAATGCACCTGAAACAATAGTATCTAGTGATGTAATAGTTAAATCACCACTTGAATAAGTAACATCAGATAAATCATTTAATTCTGACACCGTTGAACCTGAACCTGTTTGCACAGCACTACCATTAACATTAAGATTACCTTCTACATTTATTGTATCTTCTGAAATTTGTATTGGTGTAGACTTATCTCCAACCTTTAAGAACTTTAAATTAGATTCCAAATTACTATCTGTATCTAATTGAATAGGATTCTTCCTTTTTCTTTCAAAAAGGCTAGAGATATGTTTTATAATGTCAGATATTCGCACTACTTTCCTTTTAGCTTATCAACCAACGGTTTAAGCATCATATTCCATACCATATCGTCTTTTTTTGATGGTGATAATAGTATAGCCTTCTCTAGTACGTATAAGCCTAATAAACACCATTCCCAGTTACTTGTTATAAACTCCATCATATTATCGTTCTCCTTTTTTTAAGATAATTGTTTTTTACTTTTTGCTATTGATTGCACAGAATCTATAAATACTTCTATTACTTGCAATCTTGAATCTAATTCTTCATACTGTTTTTCATTAATTCCATCTACTAAATCATTATATAAGACATCAACATCAGGCATATCATCAACCTTTTCTAAATATTTTTTTATTTTAAAACTTAAATCCCTTATTTGAACACAATTTAAAATCTTATCTAAGTTTGATAATGATTTAGATGCTTGTCTTAATAGTTCTATTGCTTCATTGAAGTCTATTTTTTCTTCTCCAATTCATTTAATCTTATAAATATATTTTTTATCCATTCATCTTTTTGGTTTAGCTTTGCTGAAAGTTCCTCTTGGGATATTACAGGCGGGTGTGAATCTTTTTTTAGCACAGCCATATCTTTTTCTAGTTCTTCTATTGTTTTACCATATTTATTTAATGTTTTACGTGCAACTTTCATTTGCTTATCAAGTTCATTATCTTCATTAACATACTTATTTATTTTATTTAAATCAAACTTTTTAAATAATTGTTTCATTACCATATTAAACGCCATTTTTGCTAAAGGATTCATTAAAACCTCCAATTAATTCCAGTAGAAATATATTCTTCATCTCTACCATAAAAACTTATCTTAGTACACTCTAAGAACAAACCAATATTATCAGTAGCACTCATACCAAACATCATACCTATGTCATATTGGTTTTCTTTTCCTTTATATGACTTATCTGTCAAACCATAAGATTGTGGAAATATATTAAGCCAAATATGAGAATAAAATTTTGTATCTCTTGAACCTATAAGTATATCTAAGCCTATAACTTGATATAATTCAGCTTGATATTCTTTTATCTTATTATCTTCGTTATACTGTGCTATAACATTTGGTAAATGATATTCATAAAACTCTGAATCAGAATATGCAACTGCATTGCTGTCAGCATCTGTCCAAAAATAATCAGCTTCCTCATAATAATAAGTCCAATAACCATCTTCAGTAACAGGGTCTGTTTCAATCCATAAATAATAGCTATCAATTTCTCCATTCTCATTTAAATCTGTTACAGGCACTAAATTATCTTCATATCCATACTCATAAGCTAAATCCCACCAATAGCCATCATAATCTTCAATAGCAGGGTGTCCATATACTGGGTGTCCTTTGATAGTGAATCCTGTTGTGAAATCAATAAACCAAAAATGCTTTCTGTATCTAAAATCAATTTCAGCAAACTCTAAATCTCTGCTTTCTTTGTTTGTGTACTTACCTTTCATTACATACTTATCGTTAGACCATTTAAGCCAAACTTCTGCATCTTTAAATTCATTATTCCTATTTCTTACTTCTGAATACTTAAATAAGTATTCCCAACCATTTACAGCTCCTATTACTGCCTTATCTGACAATGATGATTCGTTGCCTTTGTAAAACCTGCTTCTTGATTGGTATGGAAATAGTGCTATTTTTCTTAAACCTATTGTATAATTATAATCATCTTTTAATATTTGATTACCTTTTATATAGGGCGTACCCATAGAGCCAGCAACATACAGAGTTGAATTAGTAAAAAAACCACCAAACAAATAACTGCTAATCGCAACCACATACGCAATATAATTTTTAAATCTTCCATTAATCATTACTAGAACCTTCCTTTTGAACTTTTTTCTACTTTAGTTAATCTTTCTTCAAATTTATTTAATTGAGATGACAACGCATCTAATTTATCTTTACATTCATCAATACCTGACAAATCAACTTCAGGTACACTTATCTTTTTATTTTTAAGTTTATTTAATTCTTCATTTACTTTTACTAAACCATTGTTTAGCTTTTGAATTTCATCTTTAATGTATGTTAAGTCATTTGCTAATGGCGATAATGTGTTAGCTAAATTTTTAATTTCACTAAAGGTTTCCTTAAATTCATTTAATTGGTATGTAATTAGCTTTAAATCTCCATTAGATTTGATAACCTCAATTTCTTTAGTGTTATCTTCTACTGCATTTGTTAGTGTAAAATACACACCTACTGCTGATACTAGCACTACTCCAATAGTTACTAGAAATTTTAAATCCATTTGAAATGCTGTGTTCTCACCTATTTTATGAGCCATTGGTTCTTCCTCTTTTTTTTCTATTGTTTTACTCATCTGTTGGTCATTTAATGCTTCTGCAACTTCTTCAACTGTTATATGACCTTCTTCTATTAAAATCTTTCCTAAGTGTACTGGTCTATCATAATTAATTGCTTGTTCTGCTTGTTTATGTAAAGCTTGTTTAAGCTGTTTTCTATTTATATAACCTTTTAATAATAATAAATCACCTATTTTCACACTACTACCTTAAATATTGTTTTACCTACGTTTAATTTATCGTGGCTTTTTGCATTATATGATTCTAATGATTTCTCTATATCATACATATCATCTGTATAGTTTTGCAAATCCACTTTAATACCATCTCTATTACCATTATCATAAAACACATAACAATTCTGTGAAGCCCTACCTGATAAGTTTAATGCTTTCTCTGAGTAATCATTAGCACCTACCATACTACTTGAACGACTAAAATTATCACCTACTCTCGCACTATGTATATGTCCAAATATAACATAATTAATATCCACTCCTCTTGCCTTATATCTTCCCATAATTTGCGTTATACTTGTGTCTATTCCTTTTTTAATGCTTCCGTTACCGTGTAATACTAATAGATTCTGCCCTGCTACTTCTACTACAACTTCAGTAGGGTCTCCATCAATAAATGTTATATCAGAATCTCTAAAAATATATCTTAATGTTTGAAAGATAGTATAATCATAATTATCTGATGCAATATTACCTGACCAACCCCAATCTTTCTTTACTCTGCTTTCATTACCTGTTACCATAGCCACAGAAACGTTAAAATTGCTATTTAAATCCATTATTACTTGTTGTAGTATATCAACTGCTAGGAACGTTGCTTTTGCACGATTTGTAGCCATATTTAGAAGTTCATCTAATCTTCTATCTGAATTAAGCAAATCACCTGATTGAACCATAAGTACATTAGTAACACCAAATGCTTTAAAATACTTAGTAGCTTGATTAACAAAGTGTTTACATCTTTTAGAAGCTACTGTAAAGTCATATTTGTTATGTGGCAAATCAACCAATTCATTGAAATGAACATCACTAAATTGTATAACACCTACACAGCTAGTTTCTTCACAATGCTTTTGTGTATATGTTGATAACTTATATTTGTCAAAGAGCCTTATTAATTGTTTATTATATTCAGAAACTGCATTTTCTACTCTTGCATATTCCCTGAATGACTTGTTTTGGATTCTGTTTTTGTCTTGTGCTGATTGCTTTTGTTTAGCTAGTCTTACGTTTTCTTTTATTAACTCAAGATTTTCAATAACATAAACAGACTTATGTCCACATACGCTACACTCCCATCTTTGTCTGCCTTGCTCAAAACCTGCTTTAGTTAGCTTTGAAGCATAGCAATGTTTACAAAACATATATTATTCCACTTTAGCCATTCTATCACTTAATTCTTTAGCACGTCTAGGTGTGTCATCTCTAGCCCATTTACTATCAAGCATCTCTACTGAAGCCATCTTATAATTTTTATTTGCTATGTATTTAATTGTTTTTCGAAACTTTGAAAAGCCTGATACGCCCAGTTGGTATGAAACGTTCATTACTATATCTCTTACTTCTTGAGGTGCAGGTAAGAACCAATCATACTTTGCTGATAGTGTGTATTTTAGGTTTTCTAAATCCTCTTCTAACCATTCAGTAGCTTGTTCTTCAGTTACTTGTAAATACTTAATGCGTTTACCATAGCCAATAGTTAGCTTATCTGCTGTGCAACGATAAGGAACTGAACTAAACCCTTCGTGTTTTTTAATATCGTCTATTAAAGCCATCTATTAGTTTGTTTCTATAATAACAACAGTAAAAACTTTTGAACCAAATTTAGTACAACTGTGTGCTACTTTAGCAGGAGTAGTGTCTAAGCCATCAATCCAATCCTGAATATCCTCTGCTAATGTTCCATCTGAATCACCATCTGCACTAACTATTTTATCGTCATTATGTAAAAAACTTTTAACTTTTATAGCCATTATTTACTCGCTTTCTTTTTAGATTTAGGTTTGGCTTTTGGTTTTTCTTTCTTAATTTCATTGCCTTCAGCATCACATTCTTCAAATCTAGCTTTCAAGCTTTCCATATCGTGGTTAGCTGATGCTTCTATTATAACGCCATTAGCTTTTTTAAAAAATCTTTTCATTTTGCTTTCCTCAAATTATATATATGGGTGATATATCCGACATACCACCCATATATTTTGTTATAGTTATCTACTATGAAACGTCAGATAAAATATAAACGCCATAAGCATCTTTTATTTCTACTTCACCCCAGAATCCTGTTGCAACGTAGTTTACTGCTCTCAACATTTCATCACGTTCTGCTGCTATTCTAAATAAGCCTTCAGCACCAACGCCTAATCCAACAGCACCTGAAGAAAATGCAAAACCTGCTGCATCTCCACCTGATGAAACATCTTCATCAATTTGGTCAGACCAATAAACATCAAATCCTGCTATTGAACCAACAAAACCAACTGACATAGCTTCATCACCTTTACTGCCCATTAATGACATAGGTTTAGCGTTACTCCCTGTTACTGCTGTGTCGTGTAACAATGAAATAAGACCTTTTGCACCCCATACTTGCTTTGGTGATAATACCAAATTATAAGGCATAGGTGCAGAAGCTGCTTTTAATTGACGCATTGCACCAAATATATGTGATAATGCAAGTGATGTACCTGCACCACATTCTGTTTGTGAAAATGCTTTACCTAGTTCTACTAAATCATCATCAAGTTTAGCTGCTACAGCGTTACCTAAAGCTGTACCTGCTTGACCTGTAATATCATCACCTGAACCCATTAACACTAAATCACTAACTGTTGAAGCAATAACGTGTTCTGATATTGTTGCAGTTCTAGCTGCTGTTGTTATAGCAACTGCTGTTGTTGTAGTTGCCTGTGTAGCTGCTGTTACATTAGATGATGTAAGTTTTGTCCAATCTGAAAATTGAACGTGGTTTGAACCTCTAGCTGCTTGTTTCACGGTTACTAATGGAAACATCACGTTTACGTGATTAAATGCTATTACAGCATCTCCAATAGTTCTTCCTAGTCCACCTGCAGCAGTAGATGTATTTGTTAAAGCCATCTTTTACTCCATAAATTTTCTGTCTTTCAACTGCATTACGCCTTCATTTTGACAGATTTAATTAATTTGCTTCATAAGGTTTCTTTAATGTTCCTTTTCCAAATCCTCCAAACAATCCAATAGATTTAGATGTTATAGATTTACCTTTAGTATGTCTTTCTGCTCTATCTTCAAGTTCATCTACATAAGTATCATAACCTATTTTCTGTCCTTTGTATTTGACTTCTGTGTCGCCATCAGGTTTAACATCAACCTCCATATCCTTATTGGGATCAAAATCAACGCCTAATATATTGCTATGGTTTTTTTTAATCACCGTAACCTATTGCAATACCCTTAGCAGAGTTAGTTTGATTTGATTGTTTATAACCTTTAGGGTCTTTAGTAGCCCATTCTTCATAAGAAGAATAACCACCCATTTCACCTGCTTTACCAGTAGTGGCTCTTGCAGAAGAAGTAGAAGGTGCATTTACATTAGTAACCTTATTCACATAAGTTTCTAGTTTATTTAAATCACTCAAACCTTCTCCTATTGACCTATCTTCATCAGTAGTCAATTTGCTCATTAAAGATTCTCTTTTATCAGTTTGGTATGTTTTCCATTGTTCAGCTTGACCTTTAAAAGAATCACGTTCCTGTGTCATCAAATCAAGTGCTTCTTTTAGCTTTCCATCTTCTACCAACTTCGCTTCAGCTTTTGATTTGTTATCTGCGTTCATCTTATCAATCTGTGCCTGTAACTTACCTACCTGTGTAGCCATATCATTCTTAGCTTGATTGACTTCTTGGAATCTATCATAAGGTACATTCTTTTCACTAGCTTCTGTGCTAGGATTTGTTTCAGTATTT